TGGTATGGGTGGCCAAATTACTGGAAAAAGAGGAAATCTTTTACTTATTGATGATCCGATTAAGAATAGAAAAGAAGCTAATAATAAGAGATTTAGAGATAGGTTATGGGATGAATGGGAAAGTACATTATCTACTAGACTTGCAGAAGATGCTATTGTAGTGGTGATCATGACAAGGTGGCATGAAGATGATATAGCAGGTAGGTTTTTAGAAAGAGAACCAGAAGAATGGACATTAGTGAAGCTCCCTGCATTAGCAGAAGATGATGATTTATTAGGCAGAGAAAATGGAGAAGCATTGTGGCCTTATCAATACTCAAAAGAATATTTAGAAGGAAGAAGAGAGAAATTAAGCAGTAAGGTTTGGAACTCTCTTTATCAATGCAGTCCTAACATAGAAGAAGGCAATCAATTTAAGTCTATTTACTTTAGATATTTCCGAGAAAATGATAACAGAAGTGCATTTATTTTAGAAACACCAGAAGATAAAAAGATATTTCTTAAAAAGAATTGTATTTGTTTTCAGACTGTTGATAGTGCATTTAAAACAGCGAATAAAAATGATTATACAGTAATATCAACATGGTATTTAACACCAGAGAATGATATTTTACTTTATCATGTACACAGAGATAGAATAGAAGTTCCAGATTTATGGGGTGTTTTAGATAATGTATCAAGTAGGTTTAATCCTGCAAAGATATTTGTTGAAGATAGGGCAAGTGGTACAGGACTTATCCAGAAAGCAAAAAGAGAAGGTAAACCAGTAATACCTATTAAAGCAGATAGTGATAAAATATCAAAGAGTTTTGATATTAGCACATTTTATGAAAATAGAGCAGTTTATCATAAGGCAGAAACAAGTTGGGTAGCTGACTATGAAGATGAATTAGTAACATTCCCAGATGGTAATTTTGATGATCAAGTAGATACAGCAAGTACAGCAGGTATAGTTGTTAGCAGGAATTACATAAGAGCAAGAGGTAATAATAGTGGTGGATTTGCATTTACAACATAAAAAGGGGTGATTTATAGTGGCCGGAAAAGATATAAAAAAAGAAGTAAATAAGGCACAACCATTTGCTTTTGCAACAAGTACAGGAGATATAGCGACAAGAGATATTTATAAACAGTATATACTTGAAGGAGAAACAAGTCCAACAGACCAACTAACAGATGATTATTTTGTAGATATGTATGGTGAAAGTGGGTTAATAAAACCTTTATATAATCCAAAACAGTTAGCAGGTTTATTAGAAATTAATACATATCATAATAGGTGTGTTAGGACAAAAGCACAAGATGTTGCAGGTAATGGGTATGAGTTGAAGAAAACAAGACCGGATGCTGATGAAGAAGATAAAGAGAGGATAAAGAAGTTTTTTGATGAGCAAGACCCACCATTAGAAGAAATACTCACTAAAACAGAGATAGATTATGGTAGTATAGGGTATAATTTTATAGAATTGGTGAAAGAGGGTAACAGACCAGACACAAAATATAAATATATGAATCATGCACCAGCACATACTGTAAGAGTAAGTAGAGAAAAGATACTCAATTTACCCAAAAAATACGCACAAAGAAGAGGAGGAAAGACAGTATGGTTTAAAAATCCTCTTTTAGATAAAGATGTAGATAAAGAAACAGGCAAAGAATATAAAACAGGTACACTTGATAAAAAAGAAAGAGCAAATGATATGATAATGATGAAAGAGTATAGTCCATCAAGTGATTTTTATGGAGTTCCCGGAGTTGTTAATTCATTAGGTGCTATTTGGGGGAATCTAGCACAGCAAAGATACAATAATGAGTTCTTTAAAAATCATGGTATTCCTCAATATGCTGTTTATATAACAGGTGATTACAGTTTAGAAGAAGGAGATGATGGAGTACCTGTTGTTGTTAAAAAAATAAAAGAATATTTATCACAGGTAAGAAAAAATCCTCATTCTACATTAGTATTTGGTATTCCTTCTGGAACACCCGGTATGGGAGAAAATGTAAAAGTTAATTTTGAACCATTAGCAACAGAAACAAAAGATGCTAGTTTTAGAATGTTTAGGAAAGATAACAGAGATGAAGTAATTATATCTCACGCTGTTCCCGGAAACAGAATAGGATTGGGTGATGTTGGTAGTTTAGGTGGAGATACAGCTTATGAAACAAACAGGATTTATAAAGAAAGTGTTATTAATCCTAGACAATTCGAGATAGAAGAATATATTAATACTTACATAATAAAACATAACTTTGGAATAGATGGTTGGAGATTTAAGTTAAGAACTATTGATGTTGACAGCAAAGAGAAAGATAAAGACATATTAGATTTCCTTTTTGAAAGAGGAGGTGCAACTCCTAACGATTTAATAAGAAATTTAGGTAGTGATTATGGTATTGAAGCCTTCTAATGAAGAAGGTATGGATGAATATTACATAAAAGGACAACCAATGAGTAAATTAATGTCTAATGAACCATCTCCTGTAACAATGAGTAAGAAAAGTATAAGTGAGAGAGATAAAGAGGAATTATTAAGAATGATAAAGAATAGAAAGAATTTAGGTGATAAATAATGAGTAATATTATAACATTAAAGGATATTGATGATAGTGATTTTCTTTATTTAGATTATTTAATTAAATCATCTGACAGAGAAAAATCAGTACAGGACAGACTTAAAGAGAAATTACAAGAAATATTCGGTGAGAATGTATTCCCCTCTATTATAGCAACAGTAGGGGGGTTGTCATACCTTAATAGAAATGCGATAAGAGATATTATTGATAATGAGTTTGGTCAAGTAGAAAGTCAATATCAAGATGCTTTATATGAAGAAGGTATGGAAGTAGCACAGGTAGGTGCTAACAGGACAATAGCACATTTACAACAAGCAGGACAATCAGTATCTTATATGGATGTATCTGATAGAGTAGAAGGATTTATAAGACAAGGTACATTTGAAGCAAGTCAGCAAACAATGGAAAGAATGAAAGGAGATGTATTAGAAACTTTAAGTGGTGCTATCAATGAAGGTAAAGGAATTGATGAAGCAACAGAAATGTTAAGAGATCAATTCGATAATATGCAAGACCATGAATTAGAAAGGATAGCAAGGACAGAGATACATAGTTATGCTAATGAATCTAAATTTGTTGTAGAGCAGGAATTGGGAGTAGAGTTTCATCAATGGTTGACTAACATAACAGAAGCGACAAGAGGGCAGAGAGCAAGTGATTGGGCTGACCACATTGAAATGAATGGACAAATAGTTAGAGTTGGGGATGAATTTAGTAATGGTTTAACTTATCCCGGAGATAAGTCTGGAAATCCAGAGGACTATGTAAATTGTCTATGCGACCTAGTTCCTTATATAATGCCAGAAGGTAAAAGACCACCTGTTGGACAGCCTTATTTCTATGAATCTGATTTAACAAATGTAAGTTAAAGGGGGAATTATATGAATAATTGGGAGAAGATAAAGCAAAACCCAGAAAAGTTAAAGAATATGGTTAATGAATTAGGTACAAGGGAAACAGGAGAGAGATTTAATGTCAGTAAATGTACTGTTAATGATTGGTTAAAGAAGTTTGGGTTTAAATACAACTTTGACAGTCAAAAATGGGAAAAAGATGGAGAGATAGAAAAAGAACAAGAAGAGATGGGTAAATTTGAAAA